TTACTATTTCACTACATAATCTGTAAAAATTTGTTTTTAATAAACTTAGCGCTATATAACATTCCGGATCTCCAAACCTTGCATTAAATTCTATTATACCTATTTTTCCATTTTTGCATTTTATAAAACTACCATATAAAATACCTCTATAACCTAATTTATCATCTTCTTTATTTAATTCTTCTATTATTCTTTTATTTATGCTTTCTGCTATTCTTATATCATTATCATTCAAAAAAGGTAAACTATTATTTTTATCTATTATACAACCCATACCACCTGTATTTGGACCCATATCATTATTTTTTAATCTTTTATTATCCTGAATCGCTGGAAAATTACGTATACCACCATATCCATCACTTAATGTCATTAATGAAAATTCTTCACCTTCTAATTTATCTTCTATTAATAATTTTTCATTGTCTTTTAAACTTAATATTTCATCTACTAAATCTTCTTTATTTTCAAAATCTATTCCTTCCACTTTTACACCCTTTCCACCACATAAACCATCTTTTTTTATTACTATTTTATTATATTCCTCTTTTATTTCTTCTAATATATTACTATAGTCTATATTTTTATTGTGTATTATTTTATATCTCGGAGAATGCTCCTCTAAATTACATTTTTCTATAAATTTACGTCCTTCTATTTTACTTGTTTCTATAGTTGCATATTTCTTTAAAGGACCTATACATGGAATTTTTCTATCTTCTAATATATCTGCATAACCTAATTCTAATGGACCTTCCGGACCTATTATTGCAAAATCTATTTTTATACTTTCTATCAAATCTAATAATCCTTGTATTGAAAACCTATTTACTATATGTAAATCACTTGTCTTTTCTATATATGGATTTTTATTATTACCTAGACATATTATTCTTATTTCATATTTTTTATTTTTATTGAAATACATTTTTGAATCTAACAATAATCGTTTTATTATTATTGCTTCTCTTACACCCGAACCTACTACCAATATATTTTGATTCATAATTTATTCTATTAATTTATCTTTATCTTTTATTTATCTCTTATTTATGTTTTATTATATAAGGGGATAATTCTATATATCAAGTTATATATCTTTCATTGAGTTATTAAATATTTACTTTAATTCATTTCAAATATGAATAGAAGAATAGATATCACTTATACCAGTATAAATTATTCCTCTGCTTATTTATGTTTTATTATATAATATGTTTTTCCATCCCTCGTTATTTTTATTTGTTCTGAGTTTGTTTTATAAGGTATTTTACATATACATTCACAATCACATACTTTATCTTTTGCATAATCCCAATTCTTCCATGCTCTACACGGTATCGGTACACCTGGTATACTTTTTGTTAATACTCTTTTCCATCTTGTCAATAATGCTAAGTTTAACATATATTTTATTATACTATTTTTATTAAAATTGAGTTTCTATTTATTAATTTTTTTAGTATAATAAAATATGATTCAAATTATATCTGCTATTATTAAATCTTTTAGACCTAAACCTATGCCACTTGGACGCTGGGGTAAAATTGACTCCTCTGTTTCTTTACAAAATAGAATTGACTGGGCTAATGAGGACCACTGTGGACCTTGTGGAAGTTTAATTCTACAAAATAAAAATACCAATTCTACCAATTCTACCAATTCTACCAATTCTACCAATTCTACCAATAATTATAAACATTTAACTAATTAAATTATTTTATCTACTAAACCATATCTTAAACATGTTTCTGCATCTAACCATAAATCATGCTTCAATATTTCATTTAAATCATCTTCTTTTATATTTGTATGTTTTAAGTATATTTTTTTTATTTTTTTCATTAAATTCTTTGCATTTATCATATTATCATTCAATTCTTCATATTTACCTTCATTACCCGTATATAATTGATGTATTAATATCATTGAATTCTCTGTCATATATCTATTGTCTCCTACTACACTTATTAATGATGCAGCACTTGCACTATATCCATCTACATATGTATTTACTGGTGTATTTAAATTCTCTATTAAATCTACTATATATAATGTATCCATTAAAGACCCTCCATAACTTTTTATATGTAGATTTATTGGTGGCGGTTCTGTTTTATACATTAGTCTAAATAAATTACCGTTGAATTCTAAATCATTTAATTTATTTTTTAATTCATTGCAGCTTTCATCACTTACTCCACCATATAAATATATATTGTTTCTTTCTACTCCTAATGTTGTTTTCATGTAATTTACATTTTCTTCATTATGATATTTTATTGTTTGTTCTTTATTTACTGGAAGTTCTATCGGTTCATGTAATAGCGTACTTGCTACTAACGACTTACCTATTATTCTTGTTAATTCATTATTGAAACTAGTTATTATTTTTAAATACAACAATATTAATAATATTATTCTCATTTTACTTATTCCTTTTTTATTTTTAATATGTATTTATTTTTAAAATTATATATATATATTTTTTAATGAGCGATTTTAAACAACTTTTATCTACTAATTTAGATACTTTAAATAATCAACAACTTTTTACTCTTATTGAAGGGTTAGAAAATAGTATTTTAATAAAAAAACATAATGGCAAATATGATGCTGATTTAAATACTCAAGTTAAATTATTGAAAAATCATCTTCAAGAAGCATGTAAATTTTATTTAATTAATCGTTTTGGTAATAATGACATTATTGTTAAAATGAATTTATTATTTCCTTCCTATATTAATGGTAATGCTAATGACCATATTATTATTCATTGTGCACCTATTGATTATGTTCCTTACTGTGTGTTTTATTTTATAAGGCTTGTTGATAATTGGAAATTTGGATTGTTTCATAGAAATGCTGGTCATGTTAAGCAAGTTAAGGTTGAAGGTGATTTTAAACCGTTAGTATTTCAAGAATACCATAAAGCTTTTCCACATGTTGAATATAGTCTTGGATATGCTGGACGACCTGGAGGACCTGGTTTTTATATTTCTACTAGAGATAATACTATTAACCATGGTCCGGGTTCTCAAAAAAGTACTACTGGGGAAGCTGATGGTTGTTTTGGAATAGTATATGATGAATCTTCCAAATTAGTTATTGAAAGACTCAAGAAGATGCAAGGAATGAATGGAAACGCTGGATTTATAACAAATAAAGATAATTGTGTTAAAATTTTAAATTATGAATTTATTTAAATTTATTTGAATTTATTTGAATTTATTTGAATTATTTTTATATTTTCATTTATTACATGAATCAAATAAATGAAATGAAAAATGGAATTAATATTTATACAACTGATGAAGAACCCTTGCATTATTTTTACTTTATGAAGCTTTGTAATTATTTAGAAAAAATATATGATGGTATTGATTACATTATTAATAATCATAGTGAAATATATTATAATATTAATAATATTGTAGTAGAACAGCATATTTATTAGATGGAAAAAGTAAAATTTATCAGTATAACTAATTCAAATATTTAATTCAAATATTTATACAACCGATGAAGAACCTTTGTTTGCATTATCAATAATCATAATAAAATATATAATAAATGATATAATAAATGATATAATAAATGATATAATAAATGATATAATAAATGATATAATAAATGATATAATAAATGATATCAACCTTTTTTACATTGGAGTATCTTAAAATAAATTTTATGACTTACATATATATATGAAAATTGCAATTATCGGAGGTTCAAATAGCATTCTTAATCATTCATATACAAATAAACTCAAACAAAATGATTATAATATCAAAAATTATGGTATTGGTGCCACAAACAGTATTTATGGAATAATACAACTTATTAAAAATGATATAATAAATAAATATGATCTAATTATTTATGAATATTTTGTAAATGATAATAATCATTTTTTTCAGAATGTAAATAATGTTGATAGAGTTGAAAAAACATTAATAGAAATAACGAATATGTGTATAAATTCTAATACTAAGTTGTTATTTATTTACATATATAATAAGGATGATAAAATTAGTAATAGATATTCAAATTCACCAATGTATTTGTTATATAAAAATTTTTCAAAAAATTATAATATAACAACTATAGATACATTTGAATTGTTATATTCAAAATTTCAAGAAAAATGGGCAAAATATTATCATGACCAAACACATTTATCAGATGAAGGAATGAATGTTTTATATCATGAAATTAAAGATAAATTGAAAATAACAACAGCTCCCAAAGTTATATCTGATAATAATTATAATGGATTTAAATTGTTAAAATTAATTTCTATTAGCAAATATTATAATACTATAAATTACACTAATTCATTAATTAATGTTGATTATTTAGAAATTTTAGATGAAATAAAAATAAAATTTAATAAAAAAACCACTATTCTTGCAATAGAATATCTTTGTGATATAGATTCTGGATATATTCAATTATCTAATAGTAAAAATGCAGTACAAAAAAATTTATTAAAAGATGAAACTTTTGTACGTGCAAAAAATAAAAAGATGGCATCATTAATTACAATGAATAAAAAATTATTAGAAGATGACGATTATTTAGTTATAAAAAATATAAAATATATAGAAGTTGATAATAATATTTATGATAGAGAAAAAATTACACATGAAGATAAGAGCAATAAGACTACAAGTTTAAAAATTATATCTATTTTAGTCTCTGATAATGCTAGTATAATAAATATTTAAGAATAAAAAGGTTTCAATTTTAGAGGGTCATAATCATCCTATATATTATTTTATAAAGTAAATATATTTTAATTATCTGAGGAGGAATATTAATTATTATACAATAGATGACATACCATTATAGAAACTCAACTCTTAATCTGAATCCCAACCATTATACCAACTCTGAGGCTCAGTATCATCTTCTTCACTATAAGAATCAGTATAATTATCTTTTTCATAGTCAATAATGTCATGTGTACATAACAATTCTTTATTTATTATATACAAAATACTTGGATTATAATTATTTGAATATATATATTCATCTATACTATCAATAATAAGCTTACATGCTTCATCATGATCAACTCCTTCGTCCTCCCAAAACCATATTTTATTACTGCGTTTTTTCATAAATTCATACGAAGAACCCACAAAATCATAATAATATCCAATTGATAATTTGTCATGACATGTAATAAATTCTTCACATGTATCTATTTTACAATAACCTATCATATGTTTATTTCTACACTTAACCCTCTTTTTACTTGAAATAAAATAATTTAACAAATTAATTATAAAGTCCCATCCCCTATAGCAGCCTATATCATTTATTATACGATACCAATCATAATTATAACATTTTATATTGTATCCTTCTTCTGTATAATCAGCAATAATATTTTGTAATTCATAAGGTAATTCTTTAAATCTTTCTATATTGCCTAGATCCTGATGTGTATTTAATACTACTAATGACATCTTTTTTATTATGCATATAAATGTATTTGTAAGTCAATTTTTTAAACTAAATGTTATCTATGTCATAGTGTTGAAAAAGGATGACCACATAAACTGTAAGGGTTGAAAGATATAAATAGTTTAATTTCAATAATGGTGTACTCTATAACCCTGCAAAGTATTTGACAACCCCAACCCAAACAACCTTAATAGGATGGTAGTATAATATGCAGTAAATATGGGTATTTATAGGAAACGAGAAATGAGTGGGAAAATGAGAAATGAGTTATAAAAAAACCATTGTTTTCAAAGGTATACAGACGATGGTAGACGATGGTAGACGATGGTAGACAACCTTACTAGATATGTGCAAAGTATTCAAAAGGTATTTTTCACATATACGCGACAATATGATAAGGGTTGATATGCCGCAACATCAGAACATCAATATTATATGCAATAAATAGCAATAAAAACAATAAAAACAATAAAAACAATAAAAACAATAAAAACAATAAAAACAATAAAAACAATAAAAACAATAAAAAACATGTAATAGTTCAACCCTATTTGTTAGGGTTATATTTTTATATGGTTGTTAAGTTGATTGAATACCGATAAAGGTATGTCTCTACAAATTTTTATTTCACTTACATTATCACGACACATGTGGCATTTTGATGTTGTTTTTAAAATCTCCAATGCGCATTTATGACAACACCCATGTCCACATTGGAACATAATCATTGAATCTAATTTAGTGTTATCTAAACATATAGTGCACATACTATTGTCTAGATAAGTACCCTCCTTGAAACTCTCCACCATGTTTAACTTAATCTGTGATTTTTGTTGAGGTTGTGAATGATTATATACGGCTGCATACCGACTACGTATTGATTGTTCAATATGCTCTATTATGTGATAATTTATATTTTGGCTATCACCGCTTCCTTCCGCTTGATGGCGCATTATTTCTTTGTCTAGTACAACCGGACATGTTCTACGGTCATGCCCAAACTTTTGGCATTCGCCACAACGACGGTTTACCGACAATCTGTTCCTTTGCTTGCGAATGTTTTCCACTATTGTAATTACACGGTTAATACTCATGATTTCACATATATCTTTTATGCTATAAAAGTATTTGATTTTAAAATTCAATTTTTTTTTTATTTCACCCTACCAACACCACCCAACAACCCTACCAACACCACCCAACAACCCTACCAACACCACCCAACAACCCTGTC